TTCGCTTCTGTCCGCTTGACATCCGACTTCATTGCCAGAAGTTCTGACAATGTGATTGGATCATTCAATCTCTCTTTCATATGATCAAAGAGAATTGAAGCGTAATAGTCGTTTCTAAGAAACTTAGAAACCAGGCTTGCCGAAATTACGGAATAGTCAATACCATTCCAAGAATTTCGTGAAACGAATTCCATAAAAGAGCCAAAGATCGTATGATATTTCGATTTTTGGAGATTGATTGGCACCCCTATCCGCTCATATTCAGATGTGAATTTCATATCTGGATCTTGAAGGACTAGGTCGTCACCTACTTTCATAAAGTAGGGGGCTTTCATATTAGGGTATTTATAAGAATAAATAAACTCCACAAATATGAGATCAGTAAGTTGCGCAATTGCGAAACTTCCTTTTGTACCCATACCTTGACCCTTGCCATAAAATACTGGCCGGGGCATATGCGGTATATGCCAAGGACAAGAGACTACCAACTCGTTCCAATAGTTGGCGAACTTTTGACCAAATAGCGCCTTTACCACTAATAGTTGTAAAGATGCAGGAAAGTTGTCAGTCCATGAGCTAGCATCAAGTGATACTATCTCTGGCGACACATCCTTGGGCCAGGAGCAAATATGTCTCCAGCCTTCGCTATGGGACCAATAACAACAGTGCCCTGAATACAGGTCACGTGTTACCCCAATCACAATTTCTTCTATGGAAGCCATTATAGATTGAGTCCAGAAGTCGCAAATTGCGACTGCTCGACTCTTATTGCCCTTATCAGGGATTGTTGTAAGCTTACGTAATTTAATAAGCTTATTTTCAAAAACCTGATAGTGCTTTGAGGAATTCTCAAAGAACTCGAGGAAGTGATTATTGCCAGTGGCAATACACAGTCCTTTAAAGGCACTATATAGCTTATCGTTCTTCCGCAAGACTGCGGCTTCTTCCAAAGCTGATTTCAGTTTTGGAACTGAGTTCGGACCGTTACTCGGCCCAAGGAATAAATCGAAGGAGATATCTGTGAGAGTAATACTTTCACGGACACTAGCTAGCTTGATTTGAACGAATTTCTCAAATTCGGCTATGTACTCCGGTTCAATACGGTGTTTAGATTTAATGGCCACTAGGTGGCTTTGGATCTCCGTATTTGCTGCGCAAACTTTATTAAGTTTGAACAGGGTGAGCATAAGGCGGCGCGCTTCTGCGAGCTCCTTCCTCATGTCCTCATTAACGACATTGTCCTTAATGAAGATAAAGACTGGTAATAAATGACCTAGAACACGCGGCCACTTATTTGTCTTCCCAGTGGCAACCCAGCCTGGGTTGTCTGGGTTTCGACCCTCCAGAAGTTCATTGCAGTAGTTGGTAATAACCTTCCACTTCTTTGTACCTTCAATGACACCATGATTGTTAATAATCTTATCATGTGCATGGACTGTTTTGTCCAGGAGGTTTTGAAGGTTTATTCCCTGACCAATGATGGTAGGGAGTGACCGTTCAAATATCCTTGGGATGAGATCGAATCTCGTTTTCCCAATGAAACCGGACGTGGGCTGTTGAGCCTTATCCTTTGTAACCTTTTTGGTACGAGTAAGTTTTGACTTGCTCTTTCCAACCTTAGTTAAACTAGCC